TATCTCTAAGAATACTGCCAACCTGTCTAGTAAGATCACCGTAGGTCACAGGAACTTGAACAAGATTACCTTTGCCGTCTTTGTAGGAAAACTGACCCATTAGTCTTACTATTTGTGTGAGATATCTTCTTATCTGAGAATCATAATAATGCTGCATCAGTTATCTGCCTTGGGTCTAAGAGCCTGTGACAAACTCTGTCTTTCGTCAAATGTTTCTCCAGCAACCGTGCTGGTATTTGTATTATTAATAAAGCCGCCTTTTTGTGTGTTAGCATTATCACTGCCATACAGTTCTGCTCTAACAACATCTTGAACTTTGTTCCATCGTTCATTGGCAAATTTAAATAACCTATTAGGTAAAAAATCTGTGCGCAGAAAATAATCGCCTTCTACAGGTGAACTTGGAAATTGAATACCATGTCCAAATGTGGCACCGTTTGGTGCAACTGTACCGCCCACTAAATATCCTTGATATCCAGGGCGATCTGGATTTTGCATTTCTGAAAGCCCGTCTTCATCCTGTGTTGTTTTAATTTCAGTGATGCCTCGTTCGTCTACTTGTACACTGTAAAAATGACTGGTATCGTACCCAGACTTTTGGGTGCTTTCAGTGGCTTCATCAATTACAGCATTTGTAATTTGCATTTCTTTTTCATAGGTTGACAGCAAGTCCCTAAGTGTGTTACCACTTTCATTGTCTTCGTCTGCAGGTAAATCAAGTATATCCTTGTATTCTTGACCGTCGTAGATTTGTTTTAATTTTAATCTATATAGATGCGGATACCATGTTTGCGTGAATCCTTCCGCGGCTCTATTAACTTCTTCTACAACATAAAATCTTTTAAGTGCTAGATTAAAATCATTGGCAGCATATTCGTCCTTTAAATGCGGAAGTTCTACTACATCCCCAGACATGATTTTTCTGCCCACGGTCTTAACACTGCTTCTTATATGAACAGTTAAAAATAAAGTATCGTTGCTTAGAAACAAACCAAATTGACTTAAATCAAAGTCAATATCTTGTACATTATACACTCCCCTCAGCGTGTACACATCTGGATCATATTTTCGATCCCTGTTTTCTAAAAACATTAGATCTTGAATCTGTGTTTCATCTTTTACAGTTTCGCCGTCGTCGGTACCGATGTATTTGTGTATTAAAACATCAGTTCCGCCCACTGTAAACATTTCTAGAATTTGCTTGTCTAGAAATTCGTAATCGTTGCCGCGCTCGGGCCGGTATAAACTTAATCTTGGCATACACATATTTATCGTAAGTATAAATACTATGTGGAGAACTTGCATGTCAGAATTAGCTACTCAAAAACAAGAAATATATGATTATGTTCATACCTTTTTAGGCGGTGGAATGATCGATGTCGAACTAGATCCAATACACTATGAAACTGCTCTTACCAAAGCCCTAACAAGATTTAGACAGAGAAGTGACAATTCGGTAGAAGAAAGTTATGTATTTTTAACAACAGTTGAAGATCAAAACGAATATACCCTGCCCAATGAAATTGTTGAAGTTCGCAAGATTTTTCGCAGAAGTATAGGCTCTAGATCTGGAGGCGGCGATGGCGGCACACTGTTCGAACCGTTTAACATGGCATACACCAATACCTACTTGTTGTCTAGTTCAAACATGGGCGGCCTTGCTACCTACGAAATGTTTGCAGGTTACCAAGAACTTGTAGGTCGTATGTTTGGTTCATTTATAGAATTCAAATGGAACACAACCACAAAAAAATTAACAATGCTACAGCGTTCTAGAACAGAAGAAGACTTGTTGCTGTATTGTTATAACTATCGTCCAGACAGTCAACTGCTTGATGATTATCTTGCAAAACAATGGCTCAAAGATTATACACTTGCCGCTTGTAAATACATGCTGGGCGAGGCACGCAGTAAATTTGCTACCATAGCGGGCCCTCAGGGCGGAAGTACACTGAACGGTGATTCTCTTAAAGCAGAAGCACAAGCTGAAATGGACAAGCTGGAAGAAGAAGTAAAGACTCAAATAACCGGCGGTGTAGGTTATTCCTTTTTGATCGGTTGACACCCCCAATAAATCTTGTTATAATGTACCTTATAGGAGAAGAACATTATGGCAAAGAAATCTGTAAGTGACGGAAGCACCGCAAACTATTACGAACTACCTGACAACCCCAGAGAACTACAAGACTTAATCTCGTACAAAAACATGAACGGACAAATGGCAGAAATATTTCGTGCTGTGTATCGTTACGGCGAAGTGGAACATTCACCCCGACTGCGTGATGCTAAGAAAATTAAATTTTACATTGACGCAGAAATTGAGCGTTTAGAAAAATACGGCGACTGTTAGAAGTCAGGTATCAAATCACCCTGCTTCCATTTACTGCCTTCTTTCTGTAAAATCCTTTGACAGTTTGCGCATATGGTTTTGAGATTGTGAGGCAAGCAGTTGTTCAAATCACCATCGGTGTGGTACACATCAAACTGTTCTGAGTGTTTAGATGTGTACCCACACTTCTCACAGAAGCCCTTCTTTTCGTATCCAGCCTGTCGCCAACGGGGAATTCCATATCCCACCTTGCCGTGTCTTAGGCAGGTTTCGCATTTTTTCCGATAGTAAGTTCTACCTTCTTTGTGGTAATTTACGGCGGCTGGACGCTGTTTACAAACACATAATGGACGCATATTGTATTTAGCACACCTTTTCGGTCCCTTTTCCACTGGTTATAACAGGTAGATTTATAGAAATCTTAATAAATACGTTAGTATTAAAACCTTTAAGGAGAAAAATGATGGCATTAGTATCACCGGGTGTAGAAGTCAATGTAATTGATGAAAGTTTTTACACGCCCGCAGCCCCTGGTACAGTACCAATGATATTTGTAGCGTCAGCAGAGAACAAGCTGAACGCTGGTGGTACGGGAGTTGCAGAGGGAACTACAAAAGCAAATGCAGGAAGACCGTTCTTGCTAACCAGTCAAAAGGACCTCGGAGACCTATTCGGAGATCCAACTTTCTATTCAGATTCAAACGGCAACATGATTCACGGTGGCGAGCTAAACGAGTATGGCTTGCAAACTGCTTATTCATTGCTGGGTGTTACCAATCAGGTATTTGTTGTTAGAGCAGACATTGATCTTGGTAAACTACAGCCTAGCGCAAATGCTCCAGGTGGCGAACCAGCCGACGGTGCATATTGGTTTGATACACAGAACACACGCTTCGGACTCTTAGAGTGGAATGCGGCTCCTGTTACAACCACAGGAGGACAAAGTTTCTCAACGGTTAATACTATAGTAATCACTGAAACCAGCGATCTTGCAGATCCTACATCAACACAGTCAGCACCAAGCGGCGCTGTTGGTGCAATTGGTGAATACGCCATCGATACAACAAACACTCAAAACCGTGTATGGTACAAGAACAGAAGCGGTTCATGGGTAGAAGTAGGTTCAGATGAGTGGAAGAGAAGTTGGCCAGCGGTTACATCAACTGTTGCTAACCCTACAGTCACTAGCGGATTTATTATTGAGCTTAACGGAACAGACGTTTCAATTGCAAACGGCACTACAATTTCACAAATTGCTTCGCAAATCAATTTTGACATGAACGGAGCAGGTGTAACAGCCGCACACAACACTGACACAAACACACTTGAACTGTTTGTAGACAGTACTGCAACTGGCGGTGAGCTGATAATTGCAGACGGTGGCGGCAGTGAAAACGCCCTAACAGTGCTAGGTTTGACTGCCGGTACATACAGAGCACCTAGCCTTGCTATTGCACCTCACACTAATGTTCCAGAGTTTAAGTCAACTGACACAAGCCCAGCTCCAACAGGCAGTGTATGGCTTAAGACCACAGAGCCAAACGGTGGCGCTAACTTTAACATCAAGCAGTACAGCGAAGACACACAGTTATGGTCACAGATCAGTGCTCCAATTTATGCTTCAAATGCAGCAGCTTTGGCAGCACTGGATGCAAGCGGTGGAGGCGAAAATCTGCAGGTAGGAGAAATCTATGTGAGAGTAAACGTAGACGGAGATTCTCCTGCTATTGCAAACTACAAGATTTATCGCAGAGTCACAGCAGGTGCAACCACTGTTAGCAGTGCAAAAGTTATTGCAGGATCAACAACAGCGGCAACTTCACAAACATTCACAATTGCTGAATCTGTGAAAGGCAGTGCTACTCTTGCAAGTCCAAGAACAGTAACATTTGACACTACTGGTACTATTGCAGATGCTACTGCTGTTGCAGAAGCAATTAACGGTGCAGGATTTACAAATATCCAAGCAGGTATTGACAGTCAAAACAGAATTACAATTTCGCACAGATTAGGTGGCGATTTTGTTATTGATGATGTAGACGGAAAACTGTCTGATTTAGGATTTACACCATTTGATCCAACTGACGGTTCTACAACTATCAACTTGTACGACAATGCAAGCAGCACATGGACTGCCACATTGTGGAAGACACTGGAATATGTTGCTTCAGACGATGAGCCGTTGACACTCACAGCAGACGGCGAACTTTGGTACAATTCAATTATAGATGAAGTGGATATTATGATTCATGACGGATTTGACTGGAGAGGTTATAGAAATGTACTTCCCGACACTGATCCAAACGGACCATTGGTTACTGCTTCACGGCCAACAGCACAGTCAACAGGCAATAGTTTAGCAGACGGCGATCTATGGATTGACACAAGCGATTTAGAAAACTTCCCAACAGTGTATCGTTATAATGGCACACTAAGCGAGTGGGTTGTGCTAGATAAGACAGATCAAACCACAGAAAACGGCATCCTGTTTGATGATGCTCGTTGGAGTGATGCAGGATCAAATTCTGCGGCAGCTGACATTGTGGAATTGCTAGAAAGCGATTATTTAGACCCAGACGCACCGGATCCTGCACTGTATCCTAAAGGAATGATCCTTTGGAATCTACGCAGAAGCGGATTTAATGTCAAGCGTTTCGTGCGCAACTACATCAACACTGCACAAGACAATGTTCGCTACACTGTTGACAACAGCGGCAACTTTGACGCAAACGGTGACGACGAGTCTATGGACGGCTACTATCCACATCGTTGGGTTACTGATTCAAGCAACCAACTAGACGGTTCAGGTACTTTTGGTAGACTTGCACAGCGTAAGAGTGTGGTGCAAGCACTGCAATCAGAAGTGAACAGCAACCAAGAAATTAGAGATGACGAGCGCAGATTCTTTAACGTGATGGCATGTCCTGGATATCCAGAGCTAATCGGCGAGTTGATTACACTTAACTACGATAGAAAGCTTACTGCATTTATTGTAGGCGACACACCGTTTAGATTGACATCAGATGCAACTTCGCTTAACGATTGGGCAACCAATGTTAACTTGGCTGCAGAAGATAACGACAACGGATTGGTAAGCAGAGACGAATATCTAGGTATATACTATCCAAGTGGATTTACCAGTGACAATGCAGGTAATAATGTTGTTGTTCCAGCAAGTCATATGGCACTGAGAACAATTGTTCTTAATGACCAGGTTGCATATCCATGGTTTGCACCAGCTGGCACAAGACGCGGCGGCGTTACAAATGCTTCAGCAACTGGTTACATTAGTGACGAAGGTGAATTTGTAAGCATTGCACTCAACGCAGGACAGCGTGATGTGCTTTACTCAAATAACATCAATCCAATTACACCAATAACTGGTGCAGGACTAGTGGTATTTGGACAGAAGACTCGTGCTAGAAATGCAAGTGCACTGGATAGAATAAACGTGGCAAGACTCACAGTTTATCTGCGTAGACAGCTTGAAATTCTTGCAAGACCATATCTGTTTGAGCCAAACGATGCAGCAACAAGATCGCAGGTTAAGGCGGCAGCTGACGCACTACTACTAGAGCTAGTAGGGCTAAGAGCAGTGTATGACTTTATCACAGTGTGTGATGAAAGCAACAACACACCTGCCAGAATTGACAGAAATGAGTTGTACTTAGACGTTGCAATCGAACCAGTAAAAGCAATCGAATTTATTTACATTCCATTGCGCATTAAGAACACAGGGGAAATTGCCGCTCTAGGGTAAGGATAATTATAGCATAAATACTATTGTATTAGGAGAATAGAATGCCAGTTACAACATTACAAAATTTGTCAGTTCCATTCGAAGGTGAAGCTAACTCTTCCCTTTTGATGCCCAAGCTGCAATATCGCTTTAGGGTAACGTTTGACCGTTTCGGCGCTGACGTAGATGACAGCATCAAAGTGTTACAGAGACAGGTTGTAGACATTACTCGTCCAAACCTCAGCTTTGAAAAGATGACACTCGATGCATATAACTCAAGAACTTATCTAGCAGGTAAGCACACTTGGGATCCAATCACGCTTACATTGCGTGAGGATGCCAGCAACAACATTCAGCGTGCCGTGGGCAGTCAGCTACAGAAGCAGTTTGACTTCTTTGAACAAGCTTCGGCGGCTTCAGGTGGCGACTACAAGTTCCACACTAAGATTGAAATCTTAGACGGCGGCAATGCCAACAAGGATCCAATTATCCTTGATAGATTTGAACTGAAGGGTTGCTACATTGAAAGTGCAAACTACAATCAGCTAGCATATGCTACCAGTGAAGCAGTAACAGTTACACTGAGCATTCAGTATGATAATGCTGTACAACTAGGTACAAACGCAGGTGCATACGTTGGTGTAGGTCAAATCACAGAAGATGCGAGAGGCACCAACTCAACTGGCTAATAATCTATCATAGATTGTTCTATTCTAAACGGGGATTATTTGATCCCCGTTTTTTATGGCTAAATACAATATGAGTTTTAGATATAACACTGACGATGCAAGACACTTAGCTGATGCGCAACATGCGCACAAACTGTTTACGGAACACAGTTTTGTATTTGCGCCAAAAACTAAATTCCTTTATCATGTGGTGTTTAAATTAAAAGACATCACAGTTGAAAACTTGGCTCCGAATACTAAAGAATTTGATAAAGAAATCGGTGTGCTTTGCAAAACCATAGATCTGCCAGGATTTAAAGTCAGCGTAGATACAAAACAACAATACAACAGAAAAAAGAATTATCAAACACGCATAGACTACGACGAAGTGCGTGCAGTATTTCATGACGATAATTTAGGTATTACAACTTCTATGTTGCGCGAATACTATAACTTCTACTACAGAGACGGTCAGCAAAATAAACTAAACTACAACACCAGAGACAAATATCGTGCAGGGGTTGTTAAACTGCGTTACGGCCTTGATAATGATAAAACAGATACATTCTTTGACTTTATTAGAATATATCAAATCAGTAGAAAAGATTGGATTAGCTATGAATTAATCAATCCTATACTGACAGGGTGGAACCACGACACCTTGGACTACGGTGACGGTAGTGGAATGATGGAGAATACTATCAACATTGCATATGAAGCAGTGTATTACAATAACGGCGACATAAACACCACACGTCAAGCAGGCGGCACTGTTACATTCAACGGAGATCAAGATGAACCGGTAGGGTTCACAAGCAGTGAAACACGTTATGATGTACAACACAGTCCTTTGATTTCCAATGGATCGTATAGAGATGATGGCCCGCAGTTGAAAGAGCCGGTGGTTCAAACTGTTCCCTTAGTAGAATACAGACAGAATGACACTGCTGAACCTACAGCGAACGTCAATGCAACAAGACAGAGATCTGCAATTGTGAAAAATAACACGCAGACAAGAACCACAAGGGCATCTTCGTCCCGCAGGAATGAACCGTTTGATCAGCCATTGCCTAGTTCTACAATTAGACAAGCACTAGAAAACGATCCTAAACTACAAAACACTTTGGTAAGTCAAAGCTTATACAAAGGGCAAGTCGAAGGATTTGATTGGCAGAATGCCGATACATTTAACGATTTACCACCAAGTGAACAACAAGCAATAAAAGATCAAGTTATTGCACAAGCAACCAGCGACGACCGAAGCAATCCTGCTAATTTAAAATCAGCGGCTTTGGCAACCACTATTATTAAAGGCCAACAAGAAGCGGCCGCACGCAACGGAGATTTCTAAATGGCAGATTTTGATCAATCACAGGTATTTGGCAGAAGCCAAACACAAACACCAATTCAAGCAAACGAATTTACAGCCCTAGTAGGATATTTTACCAAACGCAAATTTGATAAGGCTAGCGCACAAGAAATTTCAAGCATCTTGATTGCCCAAGCACAAAGCCAGGACATTCCTACTTTCCAACTGATTGATACCCTGAAAGGGTTGACAGACGTTCAACTCAGTGAAGTAATCACCCAGGTACTTAACCTAAACAGACCAAAAAGCAGCACCCTGGGATTTGTTGCAAATATTAGACCTAACTCCTTTGAAGCTAGAAACATAGAAGGGCTGGGAGGTTAATGTGCCTCGTTTTGCACAGGGCAAGTTCAAACTAAAATATCCTGAAAAGTATTTGGGCAACAAAG